TCTTTGTGGTGTAATCTCTACCATGAATATAAACCATATAAAAAGGCCATTCAGGATCTTTTTTGTTTGGTACAATTCTAATAGTGGTAGAACTAGATGTAGGTCTCCAAATATAATCAAAAATGTTCTTACCTTTCTTTCTACCTGTAGGACCGGAGTTAGAAAGTTTACTCGCTTCTTGTTTGAAACGTTCTGCAAAATTACTCATAACTATATAAATTAAATGTTAGAAATATTCTTTTTGTAAAGAAACTTTAAGTCAATTATTCTCAATCCATCAGATCCTGTCACTATTAGGCAATTCTCGTAAGCATACCAGTCAATTTTATAATTAACATCAAGTTTACCATTATTCGATTGCTCTATAAGTATGTTGAGACCATTTAGAGTGAATAAAGTTCCGGTTTCCTTATTTCTATGTAATATTAGGGTGGACGGAAGTAATGTAAAGTCTTCCTCTCTGATAACATTGTAACTTAAAATTAGTTCATCATTATCGGATGCATTTCTAAAAACAAATACACTATCGTTTGTTATATCATAAGTGTTTCTAATAGTCTTCAATGTACTTTCTATAAAATGCGGGTGGCAAAAAGTACATAATAATTTTGTAGGTTTCCTCTCAATCATGTTTTCATGTTTTCCAAATCAAAAGATTTCATGTTAAAATAGTTTTTTCCAATTTTCACAGATGAGCTAAACCCAGAATCGTTTATAATCTTTTGTATTCCCCTTAATGTTTCCAATCCATCTTCTCTGTCAAAATCTAATAAGAAAGAATCATACACATATAATACGATTTGCGTTTTCTTCGACTGCAAATATACAATAATTTTACTAATAATGTCAAAAAAATGTTCAACTTCCATTAATTGTATAACATAAGAGAATAATTTTCCTTTTGTGTAGGAGTAATCATCTTTTAGATTCGATAGTTTTAAAGTTCTTACACAGTATGGAACAATAACTTCTTTATCTTGAACCATTTGACTATATATCGAATCCCTATATTTATACAATGCACTAAAGAAAGGAATCTTTTTAGCATCCCCCCTTTCAGAATAAATATTAGTGAAAGTGATTTTTTTTGCCTCATCGTATTCTTGCGGGGATATATTATTCTTCTTGAAATACATCTTTGCTAAATACATGTGAACATCTTCTTCTTCTAATGTATATCCAATGGCCTTTGCAATCAGATATAAATGAAATGACTTAATATCAAATTCCACTAATATTCCTCTATCATGCCTAGAAATGAATCCTAAGCGATGTTTTTCATCTTTTGGTATTGCGCTAAGGTTAATACCATTACATGTCCCTACGGGCCTTCCTGTGGCATTGTAGAGCATGTATTTAGGATGTAATAAAGATGTTGTTAATTTTTTATTGTATATTTCATTTATTTGAGGAATGTCAATGCAAATTCCATTATCTCTAATATGATTTAAAGATGATAGAATAGATGTATATTTTTCAATGACAGATGATTTTTTATCCAATGTGTTTAAATAGGATAGCTGACTATTAAAACATCTTAAGAACATGTAATATGGAATATAGATGTTATAGGATGTTGATGGATAATAAAATCTTTTGTACTTAGATGTAAATGAATATAAATCTCCTAAGTAATCTGTATCTCCTTTGTTTAACCAATACAGTAATGGGAACTCGGTTGAAAATTTACTGGGAAAATAATAATCAAAGATGTATTTAGATGAAGCTATTACATAATTAAATGATAATAATTTCTGTAATGTCTCTAATGTTATGTTTGATTTAAATTCTTCATGTTGTAATGCTATTGAATATGACTCATTTGATTTGTAGTCATGTATAAATAACATAGAGAGCCCCTCCGAAAAATTTGACATATCTTTCGGAATAGGAAACACAAAGGAACCTGAAAAATTAGTTTGGATCTTGTTTAGTTGATCCTCGTTCTCAATAACCATCATCTATATAAAACTCATTATAATTTACAATAAACCTCTTAAGTCCTGGAAAAGTTGTCTCTGCGCTTAAAACTTCATTCCTGTTTAATTGCGCTACTTTAACTTTATCTCCACGGACTTTCCAATAGATTTCTGCAAATATAAGTCTATTTTTGTTATCCTGCAAGTTTTTAGCAGAAAAATAATCATCTTTACTAATTTCTGTTATAGATGTTATTGGTTTTATTCGTTTTTGGTAAAAATATCTTTTAAAATAAAGACCTTCTTCTTCTATAACTTCTTTTGTCGGTGTGTAAGGATTTATGTTAATATACTCTACCATGGGTTCCGAACCAAGAGAAGAATAGACCCTTCTCTTAAATTCGTACTCTAAAAATAATCTTTTTCTAGTGTCCTTTCCATTTATACCTGCGTATGGTATTCTGTTGGTATAAAAATAATATCCTTTATACGGCATGTTATTTTCATCCCATAAAAAACCACCTTCTGTATAAAAAAAATTAGCCATGATTATTTTATTTTATGCTCCTAAGGTAGGTGTTCCCGGAGGTACAACTGTACAAATGGACTCTAATTCAGTTTGCCAATCTTGTCCTTCTATTACATGGTGTACTCTCGTGACTACGAATGCTATGTCTCTTTCGGTAGTAAAACTATTCGGCACTGTATTACTATTTATATGATGTCCTATTCTCCATCCTCCTACACCATCCATTTTGACATTCATTTTCATAAGCCATAAATACTGGTTATTTTTTCTCAAAGATTCAGTTGATTGAGCTCTTAAGCATGTAGCTAACAAGTTTCTAGCTCCATCACAAGTTTCTTCACTATACTTTGTTCTAGGCATTAAATCATTGTAGTAATTGTTTAATAGTTTATTTGCTATATTTTCTAATGCCATCTGCCCTGCTAAAAAACCATCTTCACAGTTTCCTTCACTTACTGCATGAGCTGTCCTAGATGTATTAAATATTGTTTTAACTAAAGAAGCATGTAAATCTGTAGAAGGGAGTTCAGCGCTTATATTTAATTCTCTAGTAGATCCATCTCCATTAAGTGTGTCGAATTTCCATATATTAAAACTCTCCTCTACGAAAGTTGATGGCACAATTCTTAATACTCTATGTTCTGTTAAATTATCATTAGTCTGATTTCCATCATCTTGAATTAAATCTAATTGAACGAAACCTCCGGTACATTGGCTAATTACAGTAAATAATTTCTTAAAAAATGTATCTACTCTCAAATAAGCCTCATCTATAAAATCATTTTTTATATTATTCCCGGGATCTGCTATACGCGTAGTGTGCATAGTAGCTTTAATGGCATCATATACTGTATTCCTATGAATTAGTATTTTTCTATAATCAATATAAGTAGTATAGTGAGATTTAATACCGTCAATAGTACCTCCCGCAACGTCTTCATAGTTTTTACCTTCCGATCTGTTGTTTTTATTTGTATAGTTTCCCGCTCCGCCGCCTAGTATTAATATTTTTTTAGGGTCGCAAGATCTAACTACATTTCCTGATAAACAAGAGCAACGTGGTTTTTCAGGAAATCCTATAAAAACATCTTTTACTCTTGAGTCCGCGACGCAGCCGTTTCTATAAAAAGGTTCTAGTGCAAATTCATTTATTATTCTATCCACAACATACTGTAAGGTGAAAAACTCATCAGTAGTCGTTTGAGCTGTTGGTATTTCTGTAGGATCAGGACTTAGCTCATTCCCTTCTATTGGCTGGTAGACTACTACGTCTGCATTTCTAATGTTACGAAAATTCAAATACGATATACCAAATTGTACCCTACCTTCATAATTATTTTTTCTATCATATTTAATTATTTCTCCGTCTCCGATAGAATCTGTTAGAGTAGCTCCTGATTTTTGAGCATCATATAACATGAGTTCATAATAACCTGAAACCTGACCCTCTTCGACACCATTGTTAAAAGACTTATTGTTTTTATATTTTAAATCATTCCTTTCCCAAAGTCCTGATAAACCAATGTCAAGTGTAGAAAATACCTCTCCCGGTCCAATAGCCTCAAAAGACAATTGATAATAATTTTCATTAGTTGTTTGCCAAGTTCCATAAGCAATATAACATCCCTTTACAGTGTAGGAAGGACAACCATCAAAAGGAGCTGCATAGGCTAGAGTTATAGATAATTGATTTTTAGGATCATTTATACAAAAAACTTCTGAATATTTTAAAAAATCAGACATACTATAAACTTCTATAGTGCCTCTAATTCGCATAGATAAATTAACAAGAGACGCATCATTTCCTATTCTTTCTATCTCCGCTCTTACTAAGTTAGGTCTAGGTTTTAAAGAAGTTGGGTTGTAAGTTTGAGTAAAAGTATCTTCTCTAGTGGATACAGTTATGCCTTCTTTAGTTATCGTACAGAAAGCAGTATTACGTGTTTTTGGTTTAAAGTAATCAAAAGTATTACCATCCGAGTAAAGTCCTTTTCGAGAGTTTAAAACATTTATTGTTGGAGTAGGTATAGGTCTTCTAAAAGGAGGTGCCATTTATTGCTTCTTTTTTTAAGTTCTCTAATTCTAGCATGTCTAAAGGGTATGGTATCCTGAGCCTAATTCCGACAGGAGGTACAATAGTTCCTTTACCTATATCATTTTCATTTGCTATTATCCACCAATATCTAGGATCTCCATAATAATCATTGGCTAGTAAGTCTAGTCTATCGCCAGATTTAGCGTATATAAAAAAATCACTAGTTTTAAAAGGTATTTTGTAATAATATGTAGTACTGAACCTTCTAACACCTGACTCTTCTCTTATTATATTGGTTATGTCTTCGTATCTATTCATTATCCGAAAAAGTTTGATGCTACTTGAGGTTTTCTTTTGCCTATATATCCTATCTCCATAGAAACATTGGTAATCATAGGTAATTCTTTATCTTCGTCCCATACTATCTGTGAATTATCCCAATCAAAAGTTAATCCTTTTATGTAACCCATTTCTTCTGTATATAGTTTACCTATACTAAACTTAACATAAGATCCAACATAAGGCCCATTGTATACGGGAAGCGCAAGTTTAGATAATTCATTAAGTTTAGCAGTGACATGGTTTATACTTATACCGGACGTAATATTAGGATATGTAATGTTTGCTACTCTTGTTGACATAAAAGTGTCAATAGAAGCATCGTTTAAATTCATGGCTACATCTCTTGTAGCATATTCGGTACCTGTAGCTCTCTGTATTGCGCCTCCTATGTGAACTCCCCGAGATCCTCTAATATTAGTCATTGCTGTTACTGTAGGATCTGATAAAACTCTTGATATCTCAACTCCTCCAGCTCCAAAACGCAGCGAAGAAAGTCTACCTAATTCCATGTCTAACATATTTTCGTCTAGATTAAAACTAGGATTTAATTCACTTTCTACCGCAACTGTAAAAGACAGAGATATGGTTCTACTAAAACTTTTATATAAAATTTTTGCATCTGCTCGTCCTATGTCTAATCTTTCATCCCATTCCGGACTAGAGGAGTCTGATATGTTATTTATATAAGCCATTAGTATTATCTCCGGCCCCTTTCCGGCAGAGCCGGCAGATATTCTTTGGAATTTAAAGGTGAAGGGTTTTTTACGATCCCTAAGAGAAAGACTACCCGCAGGTGTAACGTTTAATATAGATTTTGCGTCTAAAGGCATGATTTCGATTTAAGATGAACTTTCTTTTCTGAGAGTACTTTTTACTTGTCTTCTCCCTTCGTCATTAAAAAAGGCTAAAGATGGCTGATTTAATCTTTTTACCATTTCATTCATTAATTTGGTTTGTTCTTGAGCCTCTTTTATTAAAGCGTCGTCCGTTTTTTGTTTTTCATTATTAAGAGTATTTTGCATTGTAGCGCTAGCTGATACGCTTTTACTTGTAGTATTAACCATTACAGAATCTCTAGACATACTAGTAGTTCCATAATTAGGAGTTGTACTAAATGGATTAGAGAAGTTAGGTTTAAGAGTTGTTGGAGTGGTATCAACCATGGATGTTTCTACAGGTATTCCTTTTGCTGTTGGTTTGTTTAGAGAGGTAGAAATACCTCCCCCTCCACTCATACCATTCATACCAGCGTACATAAATGGCTGAGTCTTAAATTCATTCGGTTTAAACTGAGAATCTACTACAGCGCCTCCGGCATAATAACCAGTTGCTCCTCCTACAATTCCTCCCAGCACGCTTCCGACAGCAGTACCTACAGGACCCGCGATTGCAGTCCCTAATGTTGCGCCTAAAATCGCTCCTCCTTTTGCGCCTAATAACCCTCCCGCAAGTCCTCCTGCGGTTCCTGTAATTGCCTGAGCAGTGGACTGTCCTTGCTGTTGTCTGTTAGAAATTTCATATCCGGCAGAAGCAACAGCTAATAAACCTCCAAGTTTAAGCATGTTAGAAGGTTTTACCTTAGTTATGTACTGGCCTATTTTAGAAAAAGCTCCTGTTTTAGTCGAAAGATTTCTAGCATCTCTAATTTTTTGAATAGATTTAGCTCGGTCTAATACGTCTTTAGAAGCGGACATTCGTTTGAAAAACCCAGCACGTCCACCTTTAATTCCACCACCACCTACTGAATCTAAAATTCCTCCTCCAACTCCTCCTCCGCCTAATGAAATGACGTACATAGGATTAGATTTAGAGCCTAGAGTACCTGTTACCTGGTCTAATCCTCCTCTAGCTTTACCTACTACATCTCCAATTTTACCTCCAAGTTTACTTTTTAATAATCCAATTATAGATGCGCCCATGACAGACATCATCACGCCACCAGATGCCATTTCCGCGGGAGATGCTGTGTTTTCGTCTTTTCTCTTATTACTTACAAATCCTCCGGTAATAAAACTAAAAGCTGAAGCTAGCCCTCCTACCGAATATTTTACTCCCTCAGCGACAAGATTAATAGCCCAAGCCATGTGATCAACAAGAGGTATTATTGCTTCTAATATGGGAAGTAAAGATGATTTAAATGCTACGCCAACTTTTTCTACTGCCGTATTAAATCTTTCTGCTGCTAATACTTTCTTGGCTTCTATTTTATATAACTCTACATCTTTACCTGCTACTTTATCTAAATAATCGCTGTTTTTCATTGCAGCATTTAAAGCCTCTTCATTTGTTATTCCAATTTTATCTCGTAAATATAAACTTTTTTCTAATTCCGATACCTCCATTCCTACAGCATTAGCTAGGAGCTGTCTTTGCGCAAAATCCATGTTGTTTTGAAATTCATCATAACCTCCCATTTCATTCATCATCTGCTCCATAGCCCCTCCAATGTCATCTTGTAAAAGCAATTCTCTAGCTTTTCCAATATTAACATGTCTTCCTAATGCTACAGATGCTTCAACTTCCGCTGTAATACTTTGCTCAAATGACAACAGATGTTGTGTCATTTTTGCAGCTTTTTGGAAATTTAATCCTAATGCTTTTACTTGTAAGTTAGTGTCTACTAAATGTTGCTGCGCTGATTTTGAATCTTTATTTATTCCTGAAAAGTATTTTGATGAGAACTCCACATTTTGAGCTATGTCTTCCATTACAGATTGAGGCATAATGAATTTACTCTTATCTGCAAGTTCTAAGGATGCTGCCATTAAATTAGCTGCCTGCTCATCTGTTGCACCTTTTGTTCTTAAGGCCTCGGCAAAAGCTCCCGCACCCTCGGTAGATACTCCTATATTTTTTGCATTGTCCGCTATGCTAGCTAATGCTTTATCATTTACTTGTAATAATATGCCTGAATCTCCTAAGATGCCTTTTTGAACATCTCTGACATCTCTAAGACTAGCATACATGTTATCATATTGAGTTTGAGCACTCATTGCATTCTTAAAAAATTCATAAGATTGCATATTTGATGTCCCTAACTCTGCTGATATTTCTTTTATTTTATTATTTAATCTATTTGCTACTTTAACTAGTCCGACTAACACAGATGTCACTCCGGCTAGTATAACAGTCATAGGGCTCATGCTAAACATTTTATTCATAGAAGCCATCATACCTTTCCAAGAGCTTCCGGTTCTTCTATACATAACGTCAAATGCTCGATAACCTTGATATAAAGTATCTAAAGCATTTTTTTTAGCTTTAGCTAACGCCGTGCTAATTCCGGGAACAATTCCAATAAAGCTATCTACTTTAGCGTATAAAAAAGTTATCTCTTCCCTACTTTCTCCGTATATTTTTTTAAGTCTTTTTCTAAATGGTTCGTCTATTGCGGGAGGTATAGGGGTTCCGCCTGTTCGTCTATTGTTAGTTCCGCTTTGTGTAGAATTGTTTTGGTTAGGTGTTGTTGTCTGACTCGGATTAGTTGGATTTGTATTAGGTGTTGTTTGACCCGGAGAGGTTGGATTTCCTTGTCCAAATAGAGAGCTTAGTAATTGAGATATGTTATTTCCTACTGACTCTAAATGAACTTTTAATTTAGGGGAAGCCGAGTAGTAATCTAAAGCTTCCTCCATAGCAGAATGGAATATATTTTTTAGTGAGTCCAAGGGTTCAGGAACTATTTCAATAACCCTTACATTCATTATATTATTGTATGCTTTCTTAGCCGAACTTCCTGATATTCCTCCGCCGCCGCCTGCACCCACCCCCCCAGGTTGTCCAAAATTTGTGCTTTGCCAAAATGATTTTCTATCTGCTTCGGCTATTTGTTTATCTTCAAAGTCTTTATCTCCTCTTAAAGGTATAGCATTTTGATTAGGGCTAGATTTTCTCATAGCCGCTTTCAATTTTCTTCTAGCTGCCTCTCTTTTTTCGAATCCTTTATCTCCTGAAGTTAATCTAGGTATAGATTTTTTAGTTGTCTGTGGAATTACATTATTTTCCATAGCAGCTTTTAATTTTTTAGTTGCTGCTATTTGTTTGAGATTAGGACCATGATAGGGCACCATCGCGGTTGACATGGTCCCGGTCTCTAATTTCGAGGCATCCGGATAGATAGAGGAAGATGACGGTAATCCTTGCTGCTGTCTTAGTACGTTTTCCATTGAGGGTAAAGCACTAGCTACCGATACAGGGGATGGCTTATTTGCAGGAGGGACATAAGGTGCGAGTGCTTTTGTCATGGGACTACCACTTCCGGAAATATTTTCAGCTATGGATTTAGGCTGGGGGGAGTAGGGCACAAGAGCTTTTGTCATAGGATTACTCTCTGTTACTGGTTGAGTTACAGAGGTCGAGTCTAATCCGCCGGAAAGAATTTCATCTTTAGATTTTCCCGTTTTTTCATATATTAATTTCTCTATATCAGTTTGATCATCAGCCGGGGCTCTTCCTCTTACATAAGAAGAAATTTTTTGTTTCATTTCTCCTGACATTGATGACAAGGAATCAGGTGTGGCGCTAGATAAATGTTGAGTTATATCGTTTTTTTTATCTTCTCTTTCTGCTTTCTTTACGGCGGTAGGGCTACTCCAATTTGTTTTTATACCGCCTCTTATTGTAGCTATTCTACCTCCAAAATAATTTCCATGTGCAGTATCAATACTACCTCTAGCTTGTTTAAATGCACCTAAAAAAGATTGTTCGTCTTTTACGCCTGCTGCTAAATTTTCTAATTGACTTCTTAGAACTTCTTCTTGAGGATCAAAGGTTAATCCCGCTTTTTTTAATTCATCCTGCTCTTTTAAAACGTATGCTTTATGTTTAAGTATTCTTTTTAAAATAAAATCGGAGTTACTAAAAATTCTCTCGAGCATGGGTAGGATTTGCTCTATTTTATTTTGTATAGTGTCGGCCGTTATTTCTTTTTGATTCTTATCTCTTTCTAATATTTTTGCATTATTATAAATACCATTTGTTAAACTTACAGCATCATTTAAATCTTTTATTAAATCAACATGTTTTGGTAATTCCTTATTTCTAATTATTTTAAAAGCATTAATTTTTTTATCGATGTAATCCTGTTCCTCTTTACTACGGCCTTTTTTCTCTTTTTCAAAGTTCTCTATTGCCTCATTTTGCTCCTGTCGTAATACTTTGTAAAGTGTTGTATAAGTATTTCGGAAATGAAGTACGACATCATAAAGGCTTTTTCCTATGTCTATTAATCTACCTTCTTTACTCATGTTCTGTACAAATTAAAAGATGTTCGTTATCTATACTTTTTAAAATGTTTATTATTAGAATCAGAGTCATGTTTCAAAGATTGTAAACGTTGTAATCTTTGAGCTCTTAGATTTTTTAATTTCTCATCTTCCTTTGCAGCATTATACATTCTACCCACCATTTTTAATTGTGCAGGAATGGCTAATAATGAAAAAAGGGAGGAGAGAATCCCCTCCCTAACTTCTTTCATTCTATCTTCTTGATTTTTTGGATGCTTTTTTATTTGCTTCATTTCTCTCTTCATAAGCTTCTAATAATCTATTGTAAAAGAATTTTCTAATAAATATAGGCATGTCCATCAAATCATTATATGTAAATCCTTTTCCATAATGAATTAGTTGAAAAACTTCTTCATATATGTACTGTCTATCTCTCGAGGTCAGGCCAAAAAAATCTTTCATCGAAAACCACTGGAGTGCGAAATGGCTCCCCGGTGTACCGGTCTATCACTTCTACGTTAAAATCTACATCCGGTTGAATTTTACTCAAGAAAGATCTAATAGCTCTACTATCCGCTGCTAGTAAGTCTGTGTCAATGTAGTTTCTAATGTACACTAAGTCAACATTATTATCAAGAGCGACAATCATGTGCTTCAATCTCAATGTTAGTAAGCCCGGATCTTTTCCTACTTTCTCGTAAGATTTAACAATAGCGTCAATTTCCTTATCTTCTTTTCCTGTTAATAACTTAACATGGACTTCTTTTTTAGATTTAGGTAAGGTTAATTTAAATAAATTACTATTCCTAGTTACTAATACAGATTCGTCAATCGGTTTGGGCTTTAATTCACTTAAATTGATTGTTGTGTCTTGTGTATTACCTGAAGGTGTGGTAACTTGGATTACGTACTCATCTCCATAAGCTGCAATCCTAGATGCAATCATAATGGCATTCTTATCTCCGACTAATAAATCATCCCAATCAATCTCTGATACAAGCAAGTTACGGAACATTCTTTCAATAGCCGTTCCTTGCATAATATAATTTTGATTGGTTAAGATATCTTCGTCTTTAGCTGTCATGTATCGTAATTCTACTTGACCCGAAGATAAGGGGTTTTCTTTAGGGTAAAAAAGACCTCTGGATGGTAAATCTACTAATAATGTAGTCTGATTTAGTCCTTGAGGGACAGTTGGAATAACCGGAATAGGAATTTCCATACCGTCTTCACTAGGACTTTGATTAAATGTAACTTCTCTGTCTGGCTTCATAATATTTATGTTTGTTTAATTTTATGCTAGTGCTTGTCCTCTTAATGACGCAGGTATTATACTTTCGGGTTTTATTTTATTAAACATGGAATCCCGGGGATCTCTAGACTCTCTATTATAAGGAAGAACCTTTCGTTCGTTAGCGTCTTTTATTAACGCATAATCATACATAATTGTTATAGAGCAAGTAGATAAAGAATCGTCAGATAAATCTAAATCTCCCCACTTTACCGCAGAAACATACGCACCATGTATTTCCCATCTTTCGGACTGTATATTTGTTCTAGGCATTAATGTTTCTAACACTAATGTTTTCTTGTATGTTTCTAATGCGTATTCTCTGCCTCCTATATAGTTTGAGTGCGTATTTAGTATCCACTCGTATATTAAAACAGAAGAATCGTTACTCACTTCCTCCGAGCTAGATAAAGGGTCTACAAAAGGATTATTAGCTGCTCTAGGAGAAAATCTATGTGCTGCTACAGGGTCATATAGTACTATCTCTATAGGATCCCATGTCATTTTACCTTTAAAGTTTGTTTTTGTGTTTATATACTGTAATTCTATATTATCGTAGGTAAATCCAGGCTTAGTGGCTGATTTTACTAAATAACTAGGTATATATATTCCTTGTACGTCTAAGTAGAGGACAAATCTATTTTTTAATTTAGGTTCAAAGTAGGCAAAAGGTCTGTATTGAGTATATTCAGAAGCACCCGTAGTATCTATAGCTACTGATCTGTCTATTTTTTTCTGTCTAAATATGGGCGTAGATTTAGCCATTTCTTTTTATAATAAATATACTAAAAACTTAAAATTAATACAAAACAAAGAAAACTAGTTCCTTCCGCCACCACCTCCACCACCGCCAATCAAATTACCTAGTGCACTTATCGCACCTCCTGCAAGTGCTTGAGCGGCACCTTTTCCAATATTTATAGCTGCATCTCCTAATTGCTTTCCGAAATTAGCACCTCCACCATCTAATCCAGGTCCTTCAACATCAGGAAGTTTTACTTTACTACCTCTAACCATGGCATAATCATATACTATTGTTCCTTCCATCAATACTAAATCATCACTAGACATGTCAAATTCTCCCCATTTAATAGAATCAAAAAATGCTCCTACTAATACGAAAGAGTCCATGACATCTCCATGAGGCGATAATGATCTTAAATATAATGTTCTTTTATATTCATGTATAAAACCATCTTCTCCCGGAGTCAAAAGATTAAAAGATGTTCCCGTTGTGCCGGAGTTATGATGATAGTTATTAATGTAATCATGTAGCATTTTGGCACCATTATCTTCAATTGGATCGTAAAAACGTATTGTTATGGGCTGCCATCTTGATTTTCCTTTAACGTGAAATTCTGTATTTATGTAATCTACTGTGATATGATTATTCTCTAAAGTAGGTCTTTCTGCTGATTTTATGGCATACGTAGGAAAAAAAGGACCAAATGGATCCGCTTGCATATATAACTCAAAGCGCATTTGTTGCTTCGGGTTAAAATACTTAAAAGGTTTGTGTGTAAATGCCATGTGTATTTTATAAGCACAGAGGTGCACTGATGCACCTCTGTGGTTTATTAATTAATTTTATGCGTCTACTTTTCCAGTAGTAACTCCTGGATTTTTTGCAGGAATCATTACGGCGTAATCATAAGTAATAGTTAAGTCTAACATGTTCAAATCATCAGATGATAAATCCATGTTACCCCATTTAGCGTCTGCTACGAAAGCGCCATATAGTGAAAACTCGTCAGCTACATCTCCATGTGGAGTTAAAGCTTGGAAAATTAGAGTTCTCTTATACTCGTGAATAAATCCGTCTTCTCCCGGAGTTAAAAGACCTGGAGTTCTACCCGCTGGGGATTGGTTTAATCCTGAGTTATGGTGAAACAAACTTATCCAATCGTGTAGTAATTTAGCCCCATTTACTTCAATAGGGTCATATAATGTAACTGATATATCCTGCCACCTTGATTTTCCTTTTACCTTAAATTCTGTATTTATATAATCTACTGTAACTGGATTTTGGTCTATTGATGGTCTATCAGCTGTTTTAACCATGTAAGTAGGGATAGGCACTCCAACGTTAGTTAGAAAGAGCACATATCTCATCTGCTGCTTAGGGTTAAAATACTCAAATGGTTTATATTCAAATGCCATTTTATTCTATTTTTTTTGTTTATTCTGTATCACCAGGGAAAGAAGCTCCTGTAGGTAGTACAAAGAAATCTAAGATTATGAATTCCGCAGTTCTAGTAGGTTTTAAATAAATAGCACCTCTTAGTTCATTTCTGTCTAATACATCAGGAGTATTATTAGATTCGTCCATTATGACTTTGAAATCAAATAAACCTTGATTTCTTCTAACACTCTCTAAATAAGGCTCTACTATACTTAAAAATCTAAGTCTTGTTTCTTTGGTGTTTTGCTCAAACACTAAATACCTAGAAGATGATGCGATGAATTTTTTAGCAGTGATTAATAGTCTTCTTACATTAATCCTATCGAGTGCAGATCTTTTCTTCTGTAAAGTTTTCTGTCCCCATACAACTACACCTTCTCTTGGATAAGTAGCAATAGGATTAATATTGTACGTATAAAGTCTATCTCTATCTCCTAAAGTTAATTTTCTTTCTGCCTGTAGAGCTACGTCAATGGCACCTCTATTTAAACCGGCTGGAGCATACCAAGGAAACTGTACGTAGTCATTGAATGCAATAACTCCTGATACTACAGTGGATGGTGGAACCCATACATTTCTTCCTAAGTCAGCGTCAGCTATTTGTACCCATGGATAGTAGTAAGCAGCATAAGAAGTATTTCTTGCTAAGGCTGCGTTTATAGCTTGTCCAATAGTATCGCCGTATCTAGTTGGGTCAATTACCATGAAAATATCTCCTCGATTTTCAATCATGGCAATTGCTTTTGTTATAATTTCACCATGTTGTTCACCTACTCCGTCAATAATTCCGGGCATGAGTAACATGTTGATATCATATTCATCTGCATTAGCTAAAATGTCAATAGCATCCATATAAGCAGTTGAACCAGAAGCTCCTCCCGCTAAATCATCTAAATTGAATCCTTGGCTGTTTTGTCCGCTAATTTTATCAAAAAATGATCTAGGGTGTTTTACATATCCATCTGAACCTCCGGAGAAAGTACCAGATACTTCAGCAGGTAAACTACTAGAGAACGCGGCAACTCTTATTCTTCCACTCTCGTTCAAATAATTGTAATTCTCTTTGAATACCTCTACTCTAATATACCTAGATCTATTAGGGAATGAGCCACTTAATTGTAAGAATGGGATACCGTCGGAATCATATTTCAGATTGTACGTCTGATCTCCAATAACTCTACCGATATAATTAGTATCGTTAGGGTCAAGAGTCATGTCATTGTATTGTTCTACAATTACTTTTCTGTTGCTTCTGTCGTCTCCTCTTCTTATGTACAAATCAAAAGTACCTAAATCAGTATTTACGTCTCTGATTTCCCATCTTAAATTCTCTCTAGTTCCTATGTTCAATACTCCTCCTGTAGAGTCATCATTAGGGTTTCCTACTCCATTATTAGAGGCAATAGAAGTGAGTGATGTATTTACATATTCACCCGGAGATACTACAGTGAGTTTAAATGTTTGTTGAGCGGCTGTAAAATAAGAACCGGTTAATTTAGCCTTAATTCCAGCGGGAGCAGCGGCGTATGCACCTCTACTTACTACATTTGAACTTGCGTACTCATAATCACCGGCTAGTACCCTAACAACGGTTAAGTTTTCTGCATATCTCAAATATTCTTGTGCTACATAGTCTGTTAAGAACTTGTACTGTCTTTCGGATGTACCAGAACCCGAACTAAAGGCTCCACCAAAAGCTCTAAGGTATTCCTCGTAAGAGGAGATTGTAGAAGGAACGAACGCGGGTCCTTTTAAAGTAGGACCTACAACCGCCGCTCCTATAGCTTGTATTTCTAAAGGTAAAAAACTAAGGTCTTTTTCTCTTGTAAATACGCCAGGACTGACTATTCTTTCTGCCATTTTTTTGTTTTTGTCAATTAAATATTATACCAAGAATTATTAATAAATTCTCATTTGTTATAAATATGTTTTAAAAATCTCAAACAATTAAAAAAATATGAAATTACGTTAATCTTTCTGACATTGCTACCTTTTTAATAGATAATGCTTTTTGAATAGATGATTTTCT